ACTCATCATACCAAGTCCCTGATCGTCATAATGGATGTGTTCAACCTCTTTACGAGCAGGTCGTTGCTCTACCCACCATTTATACAGTATGAGTGTCTCTCTTGCTGATGCTGCCTGTACAGGACTCTGTTCGTATGGTGGTAAGGATGGATCATCCAGTGTTGATGCCCACTCTAAATGCTTGATACCGAGATCTGGGCGGCGAAACGGGTAAAATCTACGATAAAAAGGCATGTGTTTTTCATACCAAGTGGCACTATCCTTATAGTCATCGGACCAATAGTAAGAACGAGAGGCCTGTTCCACTTCAACAAACTCTTTAAGCATATTGAAGTTGGCATGTAACATCAATCTGTCTATTTCGCAATAGCCGGGTGCAAGCCCGGTATCTATAACATGATATCTGTGAGTTGTACGATAACGAATCCACCCACTGATAGCTTCATATTTCCATTTGATTGGATATATCATTCCTCTCTTGAAATCGTTCTTGAACCAATACCGCACTGGTGCTCGTTCTTTGAATTCTTTGTCAAAGAGACGCCAGCCCTTAGATGTCATTGAGCCCGGCGGGCTATAACTCATCCAGGACTTGAATCTTTTTAGTGATTTCTTGATATTATACATGTGAGAATCCGGTGTTGACAGATATTACTATGTCAGGCACCGGATTGTCAAGTTTAGTGAGAAGATTGGTTAGCCTTGGAGATAAATCCATTCATCTTTTCAGCTTCAGCAATGATTTCTTCAGTAGTCGGCGCAGTTTCAACGTATCTATCACCGGCATGTTTAGTGCGGGCGTCTGCTTCTGCCTTAGCCTGATGCTGCATTACCAAGACGCTTTGAGCAAGGTTCAAAAGGTCTAATCTAATCTCATACGGGGTCTTGGGTGAGTTTCTTGTGGTCATAATGTTTCCTTTGTGTGTTATGTTATGATTTTACTCTTCTGTGGGAGGGCGATCCCAGTTGTAATACTCTCATACTGCCCTTCGAGTTCCACTACAGGCAGAGTTGATGCCACAACCAATGCTTTGTTGAGTGAAACAGGTTTGTCAGCATCCGCCATCATTAGTAATGGTGCAAACTGATATCCTTTCTGTGTAGGTACCATACATAGTGGATTCTTAATCATAAATGTTGTTGCTGTTTCATCAACTACATTTGTAATAATCTCTTCCCCGGTAGATAACTTAAATACCCCGATATATGGTGTTTCTTTTTGTTTTTGTGTTAACATCTTTACCTTTTTATTAATGTTTGTGTAATTATATACATGTATATTTAGGAGCGCAAATACTCGATCAAATTTCGCATCCGCCGGCTGTACAAGCCAGCATTTGTGCGCCTTCTACATTGTCTTCTAGTTCAACAATGCCATCCCAGTCAATATTGCTTGGCATCTTTGCCAATAATGCTTCATATTCCGCTTGTGTACAATCTTCATATGGTGCTTGTTTGTAATTTCCACCATCATATGGTAAGAATGCGACTCCGGACATCTCATCAAAGTGATCCCAGACAAAGGCACCTACAGCTGGCCATTCCTTCTCACTAACCGATACCGTAACAGATGGTTTATGTTCACAGTAATGACGTTGATATACAAGCCATAAGTTTAAATGCTGTATTGCATTTAATTGAGAACGGAGAACTGCTCCCTCTGGTGCCTTTTTAGGGAAGGTAAACACCATTGTACTACCGGGCTTCATCACATCTGGTTCACACGGGACACCTGCAAGCATCATTGCCTTAGTAAGCGGGTCTTTAACGTCGCCGCGTATGCGTCTATAGTAATATGCAGCATGACGAGGATGAATTCCACTTGCTGTATCAGTTAACTGAGATACTGTACCGGATGGTTTGACTGCTGTAATTGCTGCCGCTTGCTGTATGTTCAGTATTTGAGCCAATTCAGCATTTACTGTTACTGTCAGTGCCTTAATTTCCTCAAGTCGTGCTGGCAAACTAGCATCTAATGGATCATTAAGTAAGTGATTGTCGAGAATGCCGGTCATTGATACACCTAATAAACGTTCTTGTTCAGTATTATCGCGCCAGATCTTACGCAAGTACGGGAAGTGGGTCATTGTCGACTGAAATGTGCCAAGAATCGTGGCAATACGAGCCTTGCGTAGCAAGTCTTCCTGTGTGTCTGTAGCGCGAACAATCATCTCAGTTAAATTACAGAACTGATATGGGCGTAAAATAATCTCTGCACAAGGATTTGTACCAAAGTCGAAGTCGGGATTACGACGACCATTCATCTTAACAATGTTCTTAGCTGCTTCACGATTAAAAATACCGCGTTCGCCGGATTTTGACTCATAAAGAGAGGACCATTCTTTCATAAAAATACCCACGTCTGGTCGTTCTGTGTGACATGCGCTGTTATTTGCTAAGGCACGTTGTCCTTGTGTCTCCCACCATGAACCGGTCTTAGCATTACGCATACGATCATCAGAAAGGTTGGACAAAGAGATCATAGCGGAACGACGAACTCCACCAACTACAACAACTTCGCCCACCTTGCACATAATATCGTGACATTCGATGCTGTTTAATTTGCGGCCTTGAGCATTCTTGAATAACTTAACCACAAACTTGAATAATTCTACCAATGGCTCTGGTCCAGATGCTCGTCCACCAAAGGTCTTTAGTCTAGCACCAGCTGGGCGAACCTTACTTACGTCCCAACGAGGTGCTTCACCGGAATATAACATTGCAATAACTTGACGAAGTGACTTTGCCCAACCTTCTTTGCTATCCGAAACAACAATAACTGATTCGCTATCGAAAATCTTCTCTGGAACTTCTGGTAACTTAGCAATATACTGACGTTCCACACTGAACCCTACGCCAGTGCCACAAAGTAAGATGAACATTGCTTCATCAAATGCCTTTGGGTCGTCAATTGGAAGATAAGAACAATTGTAACCGGAGGTATTGTCACGTTCAAGGGCTCTTCCAGCAGTCATCAATGCACGCATAGATGGCATAACTTCAAAATTGGTAACTGCACTTTGTAATTCTTCCCGCATAACTGCGGTCATCACATAATTGTGCTTCTGTTGTAAATGATTATCTAAAAAATCAAAATAACGTGCAACAGTTTCATCCCAATTTTCTCGACGCTTCTTTGCGTCAATGTAACGGGCGTATCTGGACTTGGCAATGTAGGTTTCGTATAGCATTTTTTCTCCGGTGGGTATAAACTGGATCAGCCACCGAAATGTGGCTGATACTGTGTTCTTTTTAGGTTATATTTTTTATTTGTTCTGTCGTGTACTTCTGTAACACCTTGAATTCATCTTGTATTTCAGAGTAATTATTTACCGCGCCTAATTCGAAGTTAAGTACAAACTGATCGTCGATAATAGGAAGTAAATATATACCATCATCGTCTTCGACGAGATATAATTCAACTTTAGGTAAGGTGTGTAGAAGTTCTAGTGTGTAAAACATCAGTAGACTAATGGAACTTGTGCAGAATGACCCATGGAATAATATTTCCCAAGGTGTGGGCCAATCTTCTGGACTATAATAGTCCAATGTTCGTGAGCCGAATGGCATTTTAGAACAAAATTTTGCAATTTCGTCTAGTTGTGTGTCTAATGGGTGACCCTGAATATCGTCTCTTAACTTTTTCCAAAGGTGGAGCCGCTCTTCATTCGGAATTGTGTTCCAAATCATAGTTTTTCTTAGAATGGTAGCCAGCGAACTGTGCTTGTGCTAAATGTTAAAGGTCCGGGAAAATCGTGCATATACCAAATCTCAATTTTAGATTGGGTTAGGTTATATTTTGCTTTAAAATAAATTTCAGATGGAGAAACAAAGTTTATCTCTATTCCTTCATCACATAGAGTAGTAAATTCAGGAGGATCAATAGTAACAGTAGGAGGAACTGTATAACCAATGCCCGGATTATCGACTACGAAACTAGCTACCGTAGAACCCAACATTACAGCGTGAGCGGCAGCATCTGTACCATCACCCACAATACGAACATGT